TCCTCCCATGCAACACCAAAACGCATGAACACGGTGTACTCAATGGTGTCCTTCTTTGCGACATATTCACGATTGACTGTGATGTCACGCTGAATTCCCCAAATACGGTTCTGTGGGTAAGTTAGTTCCACACGGCTTTCTGGGAAGTAAGGAACCTCAAGAACTGGAACACCAAGAACACGAGTGGCCTGTGGCCCACCAAGTTCTTGTGCTGCTCCACCGAGGTATGCATTTGCATACTCGTAGGAAGCAGGCCATGCACCTGAGTTGGTGCCTGTTCCATTGGCCTTGACGATCTCAGCAAAGGTATCGCTACCTGCGTAGAAACGTAGACCGTTCTTGATTGCACGGTACTTACGAGGCATTGCTAGGATGATCTCCTGCATAACGCCTGGGCTGAAGTCAGGTGTGCAGAGTCCTGCTGGGCAGGGGCTATCTGCGAAACCTGGACGGCCTCCCTCGTTGATGAAACGGTCGTAAGTTCCTTGAACGTTACCAGCGTTATCCTGGCCTGTACCAGTCTGCTTGGTGTAGTAGTTCTCGAAATCTAGAGCAGTTCCAGTTCCGTCACCTGCGACATCTGTATCGTCGGGCCAAGCGTACTGACGTAGGTCGCCAGCAGCATTTGGTGTACCGAATACAGGTGGAACAGCGGCGTGTGAGCCTTCGTCTACCTGAACACAGAAACCGTCCATGATCTTTAGGAAGTTTGCATCGACACCAGTCTCAGTTGTACCAATGTTGCCATTGATAGCAAGATCCTCAATGTCGTTAGCAAATGCCTGGGTCATCAAGCGAACTAGGTGATCTTCTAGTGCTGCACCTTCGATGTTATCTTCAAGTGCCTCAGTTGAGACCTCCCAGTCTAGACGCAACTTCTTGGTAGAAAGATCCACCTTAGTAAAAGTTGCACCAGCGTTCTTGTATGTGCCGTCAGCCTGTGCTGCTGCACGAACAACTCGCTCGCCAACATTAACCTTCTCTAGTTCCATTGTGTTTGCACGCATGGTAATGCGACGACCGTCCTTAGCAAGCACGGTTGCGTCCCAAACGTAATCAATGAATGACTTTGACTGCTCTGGGTTTAGGATACCTCCACCTAGTTGACCTGATGGATCAATAGCCAACTTGGGATCGTCGGAACCTGTGAAGATGTCTGCGGCCTGTCCTAGGTTTCCGTAGTTCTCTGCGTAACCATCGTTAACACGACCGACACCACCTGATGCGTGAACACCAGAAGCGTGACCAATCCAGGACTCACCTGGAATGGCAGGAACGCCTCCTTCTTCGGAGCCACCGCCACGAGGGGTCTGCTGACCACCAGCGAATGATACATCGCCAGTTGCTGCATCAACAGTTGCACCTTCCCAAACAGTTGTCTTCTCAACAGTATTTTCTTCTGTCTTGTTTTCGTCTGACATAATTCTTTTCACCTCCGTAATTTTTCCTTGTTATTAGAATAGGTCGGACTTCTTGAGGAAACGTCCACCCCATAGTGATTTCTCAACCATCTCTGGCTGATCCTGCATGACCTCTCCATAGTCAGCAGACTTACGGAAAGCAGTTTCCTTTTCTACTGCATCAACACGCTTTCCAAACTCTTGATCGTTCGCCTTAAGTGAAGTTAGGTCGCTATTAAGTGTAGCGACTGCCTTGGAGATTTCACCTACCTGACTGTAAACCTTTGTTACAGCATCGGCAAGAGACTTGATTTCAGCAATTTGAGCAGTCATTCCTGCTACTGCTGTTGCTAGTGCCTCAATCTTCATTTCTACCGTTTCGATTTCCTCTTCAGTAACTTCCTCTGTTACTTCGGCAACCTCTGCAACGGTCTCTTCTACCTCTGCCTTTACCTCTTCAACAGTCTCTTCAATGGCCTCAACAGCCTCTTCAACTGCTTCAGGAGTCTCAGGAGTGGCTTCTTCTGTGTTTTCAGACATGTCTTCTACCTCCTTGTTTTTCCTGACTGTGGTTAGAATGCCTTTAATCATCTGTGCCTTGTCTGGGTCGTTAGATTCGACAAAGCCGATGTTTTCCATTGAGCCGCTGCAACGTGGGCAGTCGGTTTTTACTGTTGAAGAAAGTTGAACAACATCATCATGTCCACAGTAATACACGTTCTCAATAAGTGCCTTAGCGAGCATACCAGTCATCTCACCGTTCTTTTGGATAGATAGGACATTTGCAAATTGATTAGCAGGGACATCAACCAAAGACAATTCAGTTAGTGAAAAGTCCTTGATAATACGAATGCTTTTTTCTAACTCAGCATCGTAGATGGTGTCGTCTTCATTAATTTCTCCACCAATGGAAAATCCTGTGAGGGTTCCATCAAGCACCTTTTCCCAGGTGTCTTGTGCTCCCTTGGAGATGTATGCAGATACATACACGCCGTTATACATCTTACTAGTTTCTGGATCAAAGTATGTATCTTCTTCAAAGGATACCATCTTGCCTACTGCTTTTTTATGATCGTGCTGCTCTCTAATGTTACCCGCAAAATTTTTGAAGGCATTAACAGAGGCATCCTTTGTTACGATATCGTCTTGCTTGTCTACGTTATCTAGAGAGGCAAAACCAGAAACAATCCGTCTTTCTTCATCTACCTTGGCGATAGGCATTGATACCTTTACGCCACTATCTTCTACAGAAAAATACGCTTTGTTGATAGTCATAGTGTTATTATTATACCACCCTTTTGTTGTAAAATCGTTATTTTTCGATATTTTTCAATACCGTTGAAATTTTTTAACGTCAGGAGGTTTTTGCCCCTTCACCTTTAGGTGCCCTACCATCAATGGTTGCTTCTCCATCGCTTTGTTGGTTGGTTCTTTCACGCTGCCGTTCGCTATCACCAGCGGCATTTTGACGTTGGTTTGCCTGTGTTTTGGGGGATAAATCAACCATTTTGTCGCCGCCCTTGTGTTGTGGTAGGCCCAAAACATCACGAACTTCATTGGGGGTCATTGCCTGATTTCGGAGGTAGCGTTCATGGATCTGGGACATTGCTACCTCATCGGTTAGGGTTGCTTCCTTAAACACTAGTTTGATAACATCTGTTTTTTCACGAGTGATGTTGGAAATGATTTTTTGTAGATGCCGCTGAACAGGGCGTGTTACCTGCTCTTTGAATGTGCGATCTTGTGCTAGTGCTGCTGCGATAGCAGAGGCATCAACACCACCTAGTTTAGATAGTGGAACTTGGTGAGCCATTAAAATGTCGTCACGATTTTGCTTACGATAGTCTTTGAATGATCCATCTTGAACTGTGTTTTCAATGGGGTGCATTTCAAATTCTACCTTGTTGCCGTCGGCATCAGAGGGTAGGGGCACATAGAGAGTGCGGTGATTTTGCCCACGCAAACCTGTTTGGAGGAAACGGAACAAACGCTCTTCACTCTCTGGGGATAGTTGAGCACCCTTAACTGTTACAATGTAACGAGGCACAGCCTTGTTTTCAAAGTAATCAATGTTGTATTGTGCGGCAAACTGATCTCCCTTAATAGCCTGTAGTGCTGCAATAACATCAGGAATGCCGTAGTAGGTGTTGAGTGGTGAGTATTCTTTGAAATGTAGAATCTCATTGGGGCGAGGATCTTTGGTAACAGGGTTTGGATTGGTTGCCCCAAAGTTACGGAAATAAACAACCTTGTCTGAAACAATTTGAATGTATCCATCGTGCAAACGACGCACTCGCATTGTTGATGCGGGAACGTGTCCGACGTATCCAATTTCTCCACTTGTTGTTCTTCCTACTTCTAGGTATCCATTACCTGTTGCAAGCATGTCTGTGATGACTCTTTCCATTGTGCCCGTGAAAGTTGCGGCATTGTTTAGGTTCTCTAACCAATCGAACAAGTCTTGCTTTACCCTTTCGATTTTGCGGCGGGTAAAGTCTAACTTATCTCCAGTTAGTTCTTCCATCTTGCTCTCTGTTGAACGGGTAGTTTTGATGTCGTAACCCAAACCAACGATGTTCTCTACCTTTGTGTCGATAGCAGCGTGGTTCGCAAAGTTTGTGTCGTAGAAGTTTGCTAGTTCTACAAGATCGTAAGGTGGCTGGATAACATCAAAGGTTCCGTAGCCCTTGCCTAGGCGTGCTGTGATTGCCTTTGCACCTGCGTCATCTTTACCTGTGGGTCGTCCTTTGGAGTCTTCCATATATCCTTTGACTGCCCTGCTTGTGCGTCGCTTAAAGTTTGTTTGGATTCCACGATACTCTTTTAGTTCGTCCCAAGATTTTGAGAATGGATCTGAAAACTGTGGATCTTCTGGTTCGATGTCTCCGACCTTTGCTACGATGTTAGCCATCTTGAATACCTGCTGCCTTCTTTGCGTCTGTTACTGCGTTAAAGTCATTCATAGTTGGTAGGAGGCCAGACTTCATGCGCTCAACCTGTTCCACATACCCCTCTTCTGTAGTTCGCTGAACGCCTGGAATGAATACTGGGTTTCCTTCTGGCTC